ACTCAAGGAGCATCTTGGTGGGAAGATAAGTGTGGAAGAGATGTGTATCTATGAGAAACTATTCTCTTATTGTAAAGACTATGATAAACAGTTAGATGATCCAGTATGGAAGACTGTTGGTCTGAAGATCAAGAAGTACTTACCCTTTCTAAATATTGACAAGGACAAGTATCGTAACTACTTACTACAAAGAGTAAAAGAAAGGTATGAGTGAATTTTTTGATTCAGATATAATCCGTCAAGAGATGGAAGAAATCTTTGAGATACAAAAGGAATTGTATTCTGTTATCATGCGGTTTGGTACTATGTCGGACATAGAAAAGAAAGAACACATGGATAAACTTGTTGATCTATTAGATAGACAAGAAGTTATGTGGACAAGACTATCATTGTCTGATGATCCAGAAGCAAAGAAGATGAAGGAAAAAATCATGTTGACATCTTCTGCTATGGGATTCAAAGATGTCAGTATGAATATGATATTTCAGAATATGAGGGAAACCTTAGATAACTTATCAAAGAAGATGTGAGTGTGTAAATACTTTGTAGTTATTGAGAACTTATGTTATCTACACAATACCGTTTGCGGTTGGAATCTATATGTAAAGACATTGCTTCTGGCACTGAAGTAAGTATAGATGATATGATATGGGCACAGAAATTATCAAAAGCAAATACTGCTGCAAGAGGTATGATGAATAAGGCTCGTAGATTGAGTACAAATCCTGACGAGTCTTTTCTCAATAGCTTGAACATAGGAGACCCCGATTCAAGCAATCATAAAAGGGGTTTCGGAAGTCCAGATGATGTAGTAGAATGGTTTCATCAAGAAAGATCTGATGACTGGAGGCAACGTGACTGAATGGAATTGACAGAAGAAAACGTACTCAAAGTGTTAGAGGAACTTGTTCCCTATATTGAAGCTGATGGTGGATACCTACAACTTTACGATATAGAAGATGGATATGTTAAGGTAAAACTTGGTGGTGCATGTGAGACATGTGCTATGAGCACCATGACATTGAAGCAAGGTATTGAAAAGAAACTAATGATGGAGATACCAGATGTCAAAGGAGTCATTCAGGTTTTATGATTGACACTTCACCAAGTTCGATTAGACTATTTGTAATATTAGTACTAGGTATTGTATGGATCTGGATATTGAATCATCCCCCAAAAGATAATGAACTATAAAGATTCTGGTGTTGACATTGAAGCAGGTAATGCTTTTGTTGAAGAATTGAAAAAGAAAGCACCTGACATTGGTGGTTTCAGTGGTATGTTTGATGTTCCTTATGGATATGAGAAACCTGTTTTAGTTTCTGGTGCTGATGGCGTTGGTACTAAGATAAACATAGCAAGAGTTAATAATGATTATAGTACTATAGGAATTGATCTCGTTGCCATGTGTGTCAACGATGTAATCACTTGTGGTGCTAAACCTTTATACTTCTTAGATTATATTTCTACTGGTAAGATATCTCCTCTTTTGAATGAGATTATGCAAGGTATTATTAGAGGATGTGAGATAGCAGGTTGTAGACTCCTAGGTGGAGAAACTGCTGAACATCCTAGACCTGGACCTCCACCAACATATGCTGATGATCTTGATCTTGCTGGTTTTTGTACAGGTATAGTTGAGAAGTCAGAGATGGTTGATGGTAGTCTTATCAAATCAGGTGATAAGATAATTGGTTTACCTAGTAGTGGAGTGCATAGTAATGGGTATAGTTTGATCAATGATATGTTATGGAGACAAAAGATATATTATAAAGATATGCCTGAGTTACTTACTCCTACTACAATCTATGCGAAACAAATACAACAGTTGATGGATGAGATACCTATTGTTGGTATGGCACACATCACTGGTGGTGGATTGGAGGAAAATGTATCTAGAATTATTCCTGAAGGGTTAGAATCACAAATTGATTGGGGTTCTTGGGAACGTCCTGATGTTTTCAATAAACTTCAGCAAGCAGGTGAAGTAGGAGAGTATGAAATGAGGAGAGTATTCAATTGTGGTATAGGTTTTTGCCTGATAGTACCACCCGAAATTGACTATGGAATACAGATAGGAGAGGTGGTTGACAAGACCTAAATAGTGGTATATACTATGGTCTGGTGAACAATCTAACAATCCACCTAATACGACAAATATGTCATTTTCAAATCTAAAAAAACAGTCTAGACTAGGCAGTTTAACTTCCAAACTCACCAAAGAGATAGAGAAGATGAACAAAACAACCAGTGGCGGTGCTGATGATCGTCTTTGGAAACTAGAAGTAGACAAAGCAGGTAACGGTTATGCTGTAATCCGTTTTCTTCCTGCACCCGATGGGGAAGAACTACCATGGGCAAAAGTATGGTCACATGCTTTTCAAGGACCAGGTGGTTGGTACATTGAGAACAGCCTCACCACACTAGGTCAAAGTGATCCAGTGTCGGAGTACAATCGTCGCTTATGGAATAGTGGCAGTGACGAAGATAAAGATCAAGCAAGAAAGCAGAAGAGAAAACTCACATATATTGCTAACATATATGTTGTGAAGGATCCTGCAAATCCTGCAAACGATGGTAAAGTATTCTTATATAAGTTTGGTAAGAAGATCTTTGATAAAATTACTGCAGCAATGCAACCTGAGTTTGAGGATGAGGAAGCAATTGATCCATTTGATTTCTGGCAAGGTGCAAACTTCAAGTTGAAGGCAAAGAACGTAGCAGGTTATCGTAACTATGATTCCTCTGAGTTCACTAAGACTGAAGCATTGCTAGATGATGACGATGCATTGGAAACATTGTGGAAGTCTCAGCATTCGCTAGAGGAGTTCACAAAAGCAGATCAGTTCAAATCTTTTGCTGATCTTGAGAAGAGATTGAACAATGTATTGAATCCATCAAGTGCTAGAAAGTCACTTGACCCAGAAACGTTTGATGAGCAAGAGGAAGTTACCCTCAAGTCTCGCAAACAAGTAACCGAGGAGGAGCGTGTCGTAAAGACACCTGTGGCAGCAGGTGCAGCATCATCTAATGAAGATGATGATGCATTATCTTACTTCCAGCGTTTAGCAGAAGAATAAATGTATTATTTTGCAGCAGCAAGCCTCGATCTAAACGAGGCATGGAACCTGTCTTGGGGAGAAGGTATTCAATTTATATTGGTACTTGCTTTTGTATATTGGTTGAAGAAAAGAATTGATTTTCACTTCGCTAAGAAACAGTCCAAGATTGTGTATAAAGTGAAAGTTGTAGAAGATTCACACATCAGTGTGGATCATGCACATATTGAAGCAATAGACCATGCTCACATCGATGACATCGGTGAGATACATGGTGATGTTGTTACACATCCGAAGAAGTTTTAGCTCAGGCAAATTCGACTTTTGGATTGAAAAAAAGGCGGAAAAAAACTCCGCCAAAAAATCTCAAAAAGGTTTTTTTTGGTGTTATCTTGGGGATAGTATTCTCAAGTTAGCACCTTTTTTCATGCGTCTATTGATATATTGGGAACTATTGGTATATGTCATTATTTCTCTCATATCGGCAAATATGGTTTCTAGGTATTCTGGACGTAAAATGTATATGGATCTTTTAGCATCATTTTTATCAAGTTCATTTTGATAATATGAAACGGATGTAACGATATTTGCACCAGATAGGGTTTCTACTGCTGCACGTCCTTGTCCATCGTCATATGAATATGATAGGGTAAAATTTTCATCTACATGATGTCCTTCTTCTAATAGAAGTAGACTATTCTTTCCTATTATTTTCTTTGTTTTATAATGATGTATTTCTGATAATTGATCTTGGGCATATTTGTTATCAAGATATCTATTAAGGTCATATTGTGACATTGGCCATTCATCTCGAATATTGATTACATTATTTGCTATTAATATAACCCAATCAAGATCGGAGTCATTATATATTTTCTGTGCAACATTATCTGGTCTATCATCCCCATTTATAGCGTATTGATCAAATACAGTTGCATTTTGCCAAAAATCCTCACGAATTTTAGCACGTTTGAATAAATTCTTTGATTTTACGAAATCAAAGTTAGAATTTCTATTTTCCGTAAATGACGGTAAAAGAATATCGGGGAAATCGTCGAAATATGCCATTTTAGAATCCTGTATCCTCAGTACTTATAGGTTGGAATGGATCTACCTCTGTATCGAATAAATCTCTGGTTGACCAATCGTCATCCTCAAGAGGTTGCATAAAGCTTTTCATAGGTGATCTTGATTCTACGTTTTCTCTGTAATCACTTTCAAATATAGGTGTAAGTTCTGTAAAATTCAGATTCATTGTACTTCTTATTGGTTGAGATCCTGCCTTCGAGTCATCATATGATTGATAAACATTATCAGGAGCATAGTTTATCTCACATGTGGTCAAAGCACATATTTTGTGCATTGGTAAACCTTTTATTCTATCTCTTTCTTTTGTTCTATATCTAAGTCTAAAAACATTTGGTGATCCTAAGAATATAAGATTAGATTCATTCTTTTGTGGTGACATACCTTGTTTGAAGAATCTTTGAATTTTTCTTACAACAGATGCATCTTCTTCATCGTTTGGTGCAAAATTGAATTGGAAACCAAAAGATCTCAATTTAGGTCCATTGAATAGAAGTTCTAAGTTGGGATTTATTGAAACACCTTGTGCTCTTGATATGAATTGATTTGGGTTTACATTGATACCTAATCTACCTAGTGCATATTGAGAAATAAATGCTGATAAAAGTTGCCCTGCTGGTTGATCTGTTTTAAAACTTCCTCCCCTGACTTCATCCATCAAATCCTTAAATTCTGATAAAGCTCCACCCATAGCATCTCCGACTCCTTTATCCAACCCTTTAGTTACTACACTTTGTGCAGCAAAAAATGCAGCAGCTTCAACAGCATTTGCTCTTTCACCACTCCAACTAACTCCATTAGAAAAGTTTAGTTGATTTGGGATAGGCATTTTACAAAGACCTATAAAGTCACGTAAATTACTATTTCTATTAAGACCTGTTGCAATTTTACCTAGACTTGTACCACCTGTAGTTGTCACTTTATTATCTTTACCAACTACCTGTTGTTGTTTAGTACCTAATAGGTCC